CGATGGCATCGACTATGACGAGTATGGCAACCCTGAGCAGTATTGGTTGCTCGACGAGCATCCTAACGATATGGGCTTCGCGTCCCTCATGCCTAAGCCCAAACCTCACAAAGCAAACGCCATCATTCACTATTTTAGAGTAGATCGGGCGGGGCAGAGGAGAGGCATCTCCGAGATGCAGTCGTCTCTTGAACTCTTCAATATGCTACGCACTTATACTAAGAGCACCCTTGACGCGGCAGAGACAGCAGCTAATCACGCAGGGCTTCTCTTCACTCAAGCCCCGCCCGAGCAACAGGCCGATGACGTTGCAGCCTTTTATGAAGAGAACATGACCCGCAATATGATGAAAGCCCTACCGTTTGGTTGGGACTTCCGTCAACTCAAGGCTGAGCAACCTACCACCTCATACCCCGCATTCAAAAATGAGATCATCAACGAAATCGCCCGTTGTCTTAATGTACCCTTCAATGTGGCGGCTCTCAACTCATCCGAATACAACTACGCCTCTGGTCGTCTCGACCACCAAGCTTACTTCCGCTCAATCAGCGTAGAACAGGCTAACATCGAGACAACCATTCTCAACCGTCTCTACGAAGTGTGGTCAATGGAATACGCTCTCCTGCGTGGTCTGGACTCGATGCAGTTTGTCCGTCACAACTGGCACTGGGATGGCTTTGAGAACATCGATCCTAAGAAGTCTGCAGAGGCTCGGGAGATTGACCTCATCAATAACGCTACTACTTATGCCCAGGTTTACGCAGACAAGGGTTTGGACTGGGAAGAGCAATTTGAGCAGAGAGCCATCGAGAAGAAGAAGATGGAGTCTCTCGGGCTCGTTGAAAACACAGTTAAATCAACTACAGGAGATAAAGAAGATGCCTAACCCGTTTTTCTTCGTAGATGGATCTTTTGGTATCGAACTGCAAGCGGCCTCAGCCGATGGTGCGGTTCCGGCCAAGATCAGCATTGATGCCTACAATGGCGGCAAGCTGAAGCTTAAGAACGCGAAATACCCCGTAGTGGTCGATCTGGACGGTCTTGACATCAAGGCAGCCGTTCCTTTTCTCATTGACCACCAAAACGTAGCAACACACACACTCGGTCAGGGACACGCTGTACGGAGAGGGAATATCCTTTATGCGGAAGGAATTCTCACAGGCTCCGGGCCTCTGGCTCAAGAGGTGGTGCAGAACTCGAAGAATGGTCATAAGTATCAGGCCAGTGTAGGTGTGAACCCTACTGATTCGGTTTTTGTACCACAGGGTCACTCAGTCCATGTCAACGGGAAGGCTCAAGTCGGTCCTCTCATCCTGGCTAAGAAGAGTGAGCTCATCGAAGTATCCGCAGTCAATATCGGAGCCGACAGGGACGGCACTGAATTCAATATAGCAGCAACTTTTGGTTTGGATATTCCGTCTAACAAGGAAAGAAAGGAAATTACTATGGACCCGAAACTCATTGAGTGGGTACAGGCAAGCCTCGGCCTGAACGAAGAGGATTTTACTGCGCTTACTGAAGAGCAGCAGGGCAAGATCACGGCTTCTTACGAAGCGACTCTAGCCCCTAAGAAGGAGCCCAAGGCTCCTGCCAAGATCGAAGCCGCTCTCGACCCCAAGTTGGCAGAAGAAGTTGCCGAACTGAAGGAAGACCTGCGGGTAAGCAAGATCGAAGCCGCTTGCGGTTCTGACTTCGCTGACCTTCAGAAAACTGCTGTTGAAGCAGGTTGGGCTCTGGATCAGGTCGAAGCGTCTATCGCTCAGATCAACAAGGTTCGGGATGATCGCCCGAAGGCTCCCGGTGTTATAGTCGGTGGCGAAATGAACGATGGCAAGACCATCGAAGCAGGTCTCGCCATGACCTTCACTGGCATGGACGATGCCACTCTTACCGCTTCCTATGGTGAAGAGACTCTGGCTAAGGCCGAGAAGTTCCGTGGTGCATCTCTGAAAGAGATCATGGCCGCTTCCTGCCATATCGATGGTGTGAACGCTCCCGGCATTGGTTCCTCTCCCGCTGAGTGGGCTGCCAGTGCTTTCAGCACTCGCACCTTCCCCAACGTACTGAGCAACCTCGCCAACAAGACCATGATGCAGAGCTTCACCCGCAGAGAGTCTGTTGCTGCTCGGGTGAGCAAGCGTCTGAGTGCGAAGGACTTCAAGCTCAACACCCAGACCCGTATCTCCGCAGGTGGCGGGATGCAGAAGCTCGAAAACGGTGGTGAGATCCAACATGGAACCATCGAGGACGTAGCTCGCACCTACAGCCTTGACACCTACGCTCAGATGCTCGGCCTGACCCGTCAGGACATCATCAACGATGATCTGGGAGCGTTCAACGCTATCCCTGAACAGATGGGCTTTGATGCTTGGCAACTCCGTGAGACTGCTTTCTGGACTATGGTTCTCGCCAACACAGGTAACTTCTTCCACGCCAATAACGGCAACCTCTCCACCGGAGCGGGTTCTGCTCTCGGTCTCGCAGGTCTCACTGCTGCTACCACTCTGATGGATAAGCAGACCGATGAGAAGGGACGGGCAATCGCTGTTGAAGCTGACATGCTCATCACTCCTTCTGAGCTCAAGGCTACCAACGAAGGTATCCACAGCTCAGAGCTTCTCATCACCGGAACTGGAGCGGAACGCACGGACAAGAACATCTACCGTGGCAAGTATCGCCCCTTCAGCACTCCGTTCCTCAGCAACAGCACCATCACCAACAACAGCGCGACAGCTTGGTATCTGTTCTCAGATCCCGCAGTACTGGCCGCCTTCAACATCTCTTACCTGAACGGACGCGAGACTCCGATCATCGAAGAGACTGATCCTGATCCTCGCTACCTCGGTCGCGTGTTCCGGATCTACTACGACTTCGGTGTTGACCAGGGTGACCCCCGTGGTGCGGTCAAGAGCAACGGAGCGTAAGTAACATCTCGAAGTAAACCTTAACCTCCGGGGCAACTGAGCCCCGGAGGTAATTTTGATTCTGAAAGGAGAAGTACCATGGGCGCAACCTTCCGTTTTACTGGCGATGAGATCCCTTACACCCCGCCTAGCACTGCCGTCACTGCAGGTGACGTTATTGTCGTGGGCGAATTCGTCGGTGTCGCTAAGAATGACATCGCTGTTGCAGAAGACGGTGTTCTGAGTGTTGTGGGCATATACGATGTCAACATTCTCTCCACCGTAACCTTTGCCGCAGGTGACATCGCTTACTGGGACGCTTCAGAAAGCGAAGCTACCGATGATGCAGACAGTGGAGCCAACAAGCAAATGGGCATCGTTACCGTTGCCAGTTCTGCTGCGGGTGCTGACACCGCTATCAGGCTCTCTCGCTAAGCATGACTGTTTTCAGTGATGCTGCTAGATGGCTTCAGGATAACCGTCTCGCTCATGCTACCCTTCCGGTAGTGTATGAGCGGGACGGGAGTTCCTACCCCCTCGAATCTTGGCTAGGGAAAACTGAGTTTGAAGAGCTAGATGATTCGGGGCTTGTAATCCGCAGTGAGATGCGCGATTACTTTTTCCAAATTTCCGACTACGAGGCTACTGGCCTTGATTTTCCTGTTGTGGGAGACCGCATACACGAGACTCAAGGTTTGGAGACTTTTTCATACGAGGTAACTAAACCTCCCGGGATGCAACACTACAATCGGGACACCCATAGGTTGAGATACCGCATTCATACTAAGAGAGTATCAGCAGAGTAAGGGGAGGGGTCAATAAGTGTCGAGCATGGATCAACATCACGGAAGTCAAACACTCACATCAATCTTGACCAACTTGGTTCAAGATTTGGCAGGACAGATCAACGGCAGGGTGGACAATCTTGCCGATGCCGTGAACGACCTCAAAGGCACCATCCCGGTTCAACCATGTACTCAGCACTTAGATCTTAAAGCTCGGGTTAAGAAGATGGAGGAAGAGAATGCTGTCTTCGATGCCAAGATCAAAAAACATAAAGAGGATAGCCGAAAGTTTTGGAGTGGTATCATATCTAAGATTGTGGGCATGGTAGTTCTGGCCATTCTCGTGTATGTCTGGGACGCAACCAGAACCAAGGTTATCTCGGATGTAAACGGGAAGGCTAACGTCTCGGAGAGCAAGTAACATGGCAACCTTCACCTTCAACGCAGACAGCTCAGAAGTCACCGGCACAAGTGGCGTGACCAAAGTCGGCACGACGTACCAAATGAACGGCACTAGCGCACAAATTGACATCATTGCCGATGCGGGTGGTGGGATGGCGTTTGATCATTCGACTGCGTTGGAGAGTGTGTCTACAGGAACAACCCCCTGGTTGTCGGTCAACCAATTAACCAGTACCGTATATTATGATATGACAGATACGGACAGCATAACAGCGACCGGCAATAGAGCGTCACAAATTAACGACTTGTCGGGAAATGATAATCATGCCTCCCAAGGAACCGCAGGAAACCAACCCGCCACAGGCGTAACTACAATTAACGGCCTGAATGTTTTTGATTGCGTCAATTCAAGGCCGGACTTTATGACCTCCGATAGCGCTATGGGTATTTCTGGCAGTGCAGACAGGACGATTATCGCTATCGGAGGTCATAAAGTCCGGGTGGGCGGGCCTTGTTCGTGGGGAACGGGGTCAGAGAATGACCAGTTTGGTTTTACCCATTTTGGTGGTAACTACCTCGCTACCACATTCAATAGTAACATTAGTGCAGGGCCACAGGCGGGGCTGAATATCGCTATACATGAAGGCGGCAGTTCAGGCCGTGAATTCTGGCTCAATGGAACCAGTGAGGGCACGATAGGGACAGCCCCAACAACAGCAGATAGCACCCTAGTACTCGGTCGGTTGAATAATTCAACATTACCTTTTACGGGCAGTATTGCCGCCATAATCGTTCTGCCATCAATTCTATCTACAAGCGACCGACAAAAACTTGAGGGAGAATGGGCGCATAGGTTAGGGTTTGAAGCAAGTCTACCTATAGGGCATCCCTACAAGGCCTCAGCACCAACGATTCCTGTAGCCGCACCATCTATTTCATACGACCTCACCGACGACATCGGAGCAACCAACTATGTCAACGTAGGCAATATTGCGGGAGTGGTCGGAACTGCAAATACTGATTTCCAAAACGAAGGAACTAGACTACACCTCACAAACTCGGTTGCGGGTGGGTTGTGGCATTCGTATACGATTGACAACTACAGCGCTGATGTGACACCACCCGCAGACCCGACAGGGGCAAGAGGCATTTCATCCGAAGTCTGGGCGATGTGGTGGGAGCAGTCACCTGAAGGTTCCGACATTGTTGCTCATCTTCGCAGGGATGTCAGTGGAGTTATTTGGTATCTCGCTAAAGTCGGTGGGATGCCCGTTTGGGTAGAC